TGCTGCGGATGATCTTCTGTGCGTCAAAGCGTTTTCGATGGAGCAGGTTAAGGCTATCGAAGAAAAAGACGGCCGGATTATCTGCGATTTTATATTATCTAATGGAGCTGTGGACAGAGATTTTGACACCGTAAATCCTGACGGCTGGGAGCTGGAAAACTTCCGTAAAAATCCTGTTGTATTGTGGATGCACGATATGTGGGAGCTGCCTGTGGCTAAGTCTTTGTTGGAAAAAGTGGAGGACGGAGAGCTTATTGGCCGGGCTGAGTTTACAAGTAGGGATGAAAATGATTATGGTTATATGGTTGGGCAAATGTATAAGTTGGGCTTTTTGCATGCGGTCAGCTGCCGTTTTCGTGGTATCGAATGGGAATGTGCAGATGACGTGAACCGGCCTTTTGGGATTGACTTCAAAAAACAGGAGCTGCTTGAATACAGCTGCGTTACTATTCCGGCTAATCCTGATGCTTTATTGAAAGCAAAAACTGCCGGTGTTGATGTAAGCCCTGCTGTACAGATGGCTGAAAATATTTTAAGTAAGAACAGTTTTGACGCGCTGGCTAAAAGCATTGCTGAACGTGTTTATGCTGCTGTCAGTAAGAAAATGACTGTGGTTGATCTGCATGATGATCGGCTGGCACAGGAAAAAATGAAAGCAATGCAGATGCGGTTAAATTTGAACAAAAATAAAGGGGGACTAAACTAATGAACATGCAAGAGTTATTACAAAAACGTGCTAAGGCTATCAAGGCACAGGAAGAAATCATGTCTAAAGCAGCGGGTGGTTTGACTGCTGAAATGGAAAAGAATTTCAACGATCTGCAGCAGGAAATCAACGAATGTGACAGGCAGATTGAAATGCTGGAACAGGTTGATGAAAATGCAAAGAAAAATTATGGCGGCAGCGTTTTTGGAAATAGTGGTCCGGCTGTGCATATTGACCCGGTCAAGGATGGGGCTAAGGATAACGGCGGCTTTAAAAGCTTGGGTGAGGTATTGCACGCTGTTAAATATGGCGATAAAAAAGGCCGCTTGGAAAATCTTAAAGCACAAAATACTGCTGATGGCGCAAGCGGTGGTTATTTGATCCCTGAACAATTTTCGGATGAGCTTTTAATGGTTGGAGAAAAACGCAGCCTGATCCGTCCTTTTGCTTTGGTAATCCCGGCAGGAGAATATCCGGATGCAGCGATAAATATGCCTACATTGGATTATACTGCTGGCAATGAAGGCGGTGTGACTGTTAAATGGATCGAGGAAGGCGAGGAGAAGCCTGAAAGCAATGCAAGCTTTAGAAATGTTGAGCTGAAGCCTAAAGAAGTTGCCGGCTTTATTACTGTTACAGATACGTTACTGCGTAATGCGCCTGCTTCGTCTACTATTTTTGGGCAGCTTTTGAGCAATGCTATCGTACGTGCAGAAGACAGAGCTTTTATCAATGGTAATGGAATTGGCAAACCGCTGGGGTTTGCTACTAACGGTAATGGTGGCAAGCTGGTTGTACAAAGGGAAACTGCGGGTAAAGTTACGACTAATGATGTGGCCAATATGATGGCAGCGTTCCCGCCTGAAGATATTCCTGATTCTATTTTTCTTGCCAGTAGCACCATTTTGGCAGATTTGATTAAATTGCAGGACGCTTCCGGCAGATTTGTTTTTGTGCAGGGTGATCTGACTAAGGGTATTCCTACAACATTAATGGGTATGCCTCTTTTCCTGACTGGCATGAACGCTTCTCGTGGTAATACAGGCGACTTGCAGCTGGTCAATCTGAAAAAATATTTGATTAAAGATGGCAGCGGTATTTATATCAGCATGTCTGAACATGTCAAATTTACCAGTAATCAAACGGTTATCAAAGCCTTCCGCAATGTGGACGGCAAGCCGTGGGTAAATGCTCCGTATATG